GGGGTGGTGTAGAGAGGTTTGTAAGATTCATTTATTTTTGTGCAAATCATGTTTCCTTTATTGTCTATCCATCCCACAGGCTCCTGCGCCAGCTTGTCTAGGGCTGCTGTCCTCTTACTCTTGAATCCTGTCATAGCTACCTCTCTACATAAAAATTACGGGCATACAAGGGCAACATTAGACGATGATGATAGGTAATAGCCATCACGGTCTAACTCACCCTGGGGGTGTCCACGTTGGGGTTTAACCCTTAACGTGTTCTGCTGCTTCATTTATCAGGGCGCGAGTCTGTCGCGTACAGTGTCAACCTTCATCAAGCCTAATTCCCTGTTTATCGCTTGGGGCAGAACCCTCGCGCAGCCGTTCCCCTTGGGTCAAGCTGAGTGCTTTCCTTCCGCGCAGCGACACATGACGCCCTTGCTAACGTGCGGAGTACGGCTGACATAGTAGGGACAAAAAAAAGCCGCTTACAACTGCCCCGTAGTGGTTCCCCATAGACGGGGCGAGGCATGTGTAAACGGCTTTCATCTGTTGACCACTACGACAACGGGGCTGAATATATCAGTCTCCGCAGAAACACGCAATACCTTCTTCATCAGGGTCGAATATATTTTTTTGCTCCTTGGAGAACTTCAGCATGGATGCGTAGCTTGGGCGGTCAGACCGAAACAGTGCGCCCTGTGGCTGCGAGGAAAGCCCCAGAGCCTCCATCCTTGCCCACCAGATAGCCCTCTCCGGTTTCTCTGTAATCAGGGAAAGAATCTGCGCTCCTCCCTTGAGGTAACACAGGTCACAGTTGCCGTGCATGGTCACGCCGTTATGATTGGGCAAACCAAGGTCAAAGGGTTGTGACCGCCAAAAAGCCCCCACAATCTCCTTCGTCACACCGGCCTGACCTAGTGGGGCAACCTTTTCCTCATGCTTGCCGTAGTCCTGCGTCCCAATCTTCGCCAGTCGGCGCTGCTCATCTGCGCGTATGCCCAGCATGGAGTCCCACTCTGTCCAGCCGTTGGCTTTGAGGTAACGGTGAATTGTCCTGACCTTCAACTCTACGGTGCAGAACCTGCTCACGGGGTTGGGCAAGAAGTTTCGCTTGCGTATGAGAGCCTCAAAAGGTTCTCCGTCTCTGCTTGCTGTCTCAAAGGTTACAACCTTGTACCTGTCCTTGGTCAACTCGGCAGGGGCATACTCCAGCCAAGTGATGGGGACATTCCATTGTTCGCTGCAATCTTGGACAAACCGCAGGGTAGCTTCATCCTCCTTGCCCGTGTTGGCAAAGCACACGATGGTCTCATCCGGCAGCTTGCCCCCGTGCGCTTGGAGAACTTGGTACAGCATATACGCAGAGGTTCGCCCCCCGCTGAAGCTGATACAGGTGGGGGAGTTGATGAGGTAAGGGTTCACGAGGCTTTATCCAATAAGAGACTGGCGACAAAGCCAACGGCAAAGATGATGACATAGCTAAAAAGGAACCAACCCCAACTAACCATCTCCTCGTCGAAAGTAGGTTCAGGCGCGTGGGGGAATGCCTCCCGCAGTGTGCGCGGGTAGGTGCGCGTGGTGGGACAATCTCGCCCTTGGTCGCAGTCTTGATTGCAGCAGGTCATAAGTTTCCCCATTGTTGAGCCATAGCATCGGCGATGCCTGAGTACGTTTCACTTCTAATTTTCCACCTGTCCGCGCTGGGTGGCAAACGGTTCTGCCCTGATGGGGTTTGATTCGCTCGCCTTGCGCCCTTGCCGCCTGGTAGCACGTCAGTCGGTTGCAGTAGGGGTAAGCCTTTCAACCACAGGCAGGTCGCTTTGCTGGCGTCATGCCCGTATTGCCACGGCTGCACCACTTGGTCAGGCTTGCGTATGCGTGTGCTTATGCACCCGATAGGGTTCTCAAGGGCTATACGGGGCACTGGAGCCTCCAGCAAGAGCCGGACAAAGGCTAGAGCCTCCTCTGTCTGCTGCGCCCTCTCCGGCCTTCTCTTGTTCCAATGTAGCCCGCTGCTGCATAGGTAGGTGCACGGGGGGTGCGCCACCATCATGTCCCAATCATGGTCTAGGATGTCCCGTACATCACACTGGTAATGGTCTCCCAGTGGGCTATCACTGGGCAGCAGGTCACAGGAGGCAGCGTAATGCCCTGCCCGCAGGAAGGCATCACGCACCGCGCCTGAGTATTCACACGCGACTAGAACTCTCATAGATAGTTGAACAACAGGGATGCGAGTGACAAGCCAATGGCGATGGCTAGGGCGTAGTCGAACAGGGGTGAACGTCTGCGCGTGGGGGTGTAGTGCTGTCTCATTCTTCCACCTCTTCCTCTGCGTATTCGTCAACCAAGTGAGAGGCAATCTCTTCCCAATTAACGTCTTGCAAGAATGCCATAGCGTAGTCACGCGCAAGACCTTCGCTTACCGACTCGATATGGTCTTCCACAAATTGGCGCAGGTCATCTGCCGTGTACCTATCCCAATTTCCACCGTCAAAGATTTCGAGGTTAACGCGCCAAGTAGCGTAATTTGTCCATCCGTTGTATGTTGTATCGCTCATGCTTGCACCTCTTCGCAGTCAACGGCGGTGAACATCACATCCCTCACCTCGCCCTGCATCTGTCCTGCGTTTAGCAGGGTAAAGATGTCGTTTACATATCGTTGATGTCCATCACCTCCGACCTTCGTATCTAGGTCGTAGAACGCATCACACAATTGCCATGATGCTAGAAGTTCATCAAAGTAGATGTCGTTGGTTCCCATGTCTTCACCATCGTGCCAAACCCTGAGAACTTTCCAAACCTGTGCTGTTTTCATGTGGTACTACCTTTCTATGTTGCTTCCTACGATTAGGAAGTGATTAGATTATCGTGCAATTCTGACCTTTATCAAGCCACCAGGTAAAAATAATTATGCAGATGTTGCATGGAGCCAGTCAACGTCCGGCCTGACCTTCAAAGCTGATAGAGCAGACACCCGTTGTCTTTACATAGCAACCTAGGTATACTTAGTCTATAAAGACTATAAACTATCTATGTGGTTTATCTGTAGGTAATCAGTATGCCGAATAGACGGTAAAGGATGGGGTTTGTCACCTCCCGTCCACGGAGTGACTGAGTAGTCTATGTGCATACTCTGCGTACACGTTATGAACTATGGGTTTGGTTTGTGACTGAGCAGTCTACATTCCCCTACGCTCCCTAAGGCCAAGTGAGATGGGTTTCAGATGCTGTGTGGTGTGACCTCCACATCTCGTCCCCCCCAAAAAAAAATATGTTTCTGGCTTCTGTGCTACCATTTGGTTATTGGTAGATTGGAGAAGATGATATGCTAGAGATAAAGAGAGAGAGCGGTTATGCAATTCCCCCTGCGCGGGTGGTGTACGCCTATCCCTACGATGAGATGGAGGTAGGCGATAGCTTTGTAGTTCCGGTAGCGTCCAGGGCTAGGGTGCTGAACGCCAACTACAGGGCCGGTAAACGCCTACAAAAGGTGTTCATAGCCAGGACTGAAGGTGAACAGATAAGGGTATGGAGGACTGCGTAAGCAGGCCAGCTAGTCAACAAACAAAGAAGGACGGCTTAATGTCTGACAGAGTTCAACTGGAGATGGCAGAGGCTCGGATGTTGGTTGCGAGTTACTTTGCAGCCAAGCGTAGTCACGGTGTTGTGGCTGCTAACAAGTTCCTCGAGAAACAGTTGAAGAAGTTGGAGAAGTCGTACGGTAAGAAGTCAGACGAGAGACTGAAACGGTACATGCGGGTAGTGGCAGACACAGAACTATTGGTGGACGTATGAAAGTTGCGGTGGTTACTCCTTACTACAAGGAGTCTGTGCAGGTGCTGAACAATTGCAGGGCTAGTGTGATGAAGCAGACCTACTCTGATGTCCAGCATTACATGGTGTCAGACGGTCATCCACATCCTAATTTTGCTTGCTTGCCCAACCACATAGCCTTACCCCGCTGTGATGACTACGGGGATACACCCAGGCTGGTGGGCTGTGCCGTGGCAGATGCGCAGGGTGCAGACGCTATCCTGCTTCTGGATGCTGATTGCTGGCTAGACCTTGACCATGTAGACCGTATGGTGGACATCATGCTTGCAAAAGACGTATCTGTCGTCACCTGTCCCCGTAAGCTGTGGAGGATGGATGGGACGTATATGGGTGTGGACAAGGAGTCAGATGGTGAACGGTTCAACGACACTAACTGCTACCTTGTCAGACGGGATGCGTTTCACCTCTTCCGCGCTTGGGGACTGAAAGACAAGAAGCTGGCTATCGTGGATGACAGGGTGTTCTGGGCTACGGTGCATCATCATGGTGTGTCTATGGCTCGCAGTAAGAAGGCTACTGTCAACTACCCCACCAGCTTTGCCTTTCACTACACAGAGAGAGATGAGCCTGTGCCGGACGGAGCGAAGGTCATAGTCCAGCAGGGCGAAAAGTTGAAGATGGTCAGTTACCCAGAGTTTGTCAAACTAACAGGAAGAACGAAAGTATGAAAGTAGAGATACACACCCTTGCATGGCCCAATACAGATGTGAGGATGTTGCAGTCGCACAGTGATGTGTGTCTCCATCTGGGAGTGCCGGTGGCCTACACCCTGGAGAAGGTTCCTCACGGGCAGTGGATGGACTCCATCTTGGCTAACAGCACTGCTGACGTTGTAGGTTTCCTAGACATTGACTGTGTTCCTACCAACAAAGATGTGGTTGACAAGGCTATCCAGTGGGCGGCAGAAAACAAGTCTTTTGTCGGCATTGCCCAAGCAAGCAATCACATCTTGCCCAAGTCTCATATCTTTGCTGCTCCCGCTTTCTTCTTCATCTGGCGTGAGACATGGCTGGAGATGCAGCGTCCTACTTTCTCCGAGACTCCTAACGGGGATGTGGCAGAGAACGTGTCGTACGCAGCCGAGATGTCGGAGATACGCTACAAGACCTTGTACCCTACCCACTGGACGACAGAGCCGGAGGAAGGCCTGTGGCATCTGCATACCTACGGGCTGTACGGCATAGGCACTCACTTTGAGGGCGGCGTGTACCACCTGTACCAAGGTCGGCTGGAGAGGAACGTACAACTGTTTGTCAACACTTGCAAAGCCATCATAGACAACTGCTTCAGCACCAGTGAACTCAATGACGTTCGCAAACCTTACGCTGGAAAGATTGTGAAGTGAACTTCAACCTCCAGCACTTCTACAAGTTCTGTAGCGAACTCAAGATTGAGACAAAGGAAGAAGGCCTCAAGAAAATGGGCAATCTTCTGGGGACGCAGAAGTATGTCATGGAGGAGATTCAGAAAGGTTTAGAGAACGACATACACTTCTTTGTCATTCTGAAAGGGCGACAACTTGGAATCACTACCGTCTCATTGGCGCTTGACCTCTACTGGCAATTTACTCACCCAGGATGGCAAGGCACGTTGGTGGCAGACACAGAGGAAAACCGCGACATGTTTCGCTCAACTCTGGGTATGTACATGGAAGGACTGCCAAAGGAATACAAGATTCCTCTCATTGCCCACAATAGGAACCAGATGGTTCTCAAGAACAGAAGCCGCATCTTTTATCAGATTGCTGGAAATAAGTCTCGCTTGGGGCAAGGTAAAGCTATTACTTACCTGCACGGTACGGAGACAGCCTCTTGGGGAAACGAAGAAGGATTGGCCTCCCTGATAGCTTCTCTGGCAGAAAAGAATCCTGAGCGTCTGTACATGTTTGAGAGTACAGCCCAAGGCTTCAACATGTTCCACGACATGTACAAGACTGCCAAGTTTGCCAAGACACAGCGAGCAATCTTCTGCGGCTGGTGGCGTAACGAGTATTACACCGTGGATGCCAACAGCAGCATCTACAAAGTCTACTGGGATGGCAAACTCACTGGTGAAGAGAAAGAGTGGGTGAAAGACATCAAGAAGCTGTACGGCGTAGAGATTAACTCCCGCCAGATGGCGTGGTGGCGCTGGAAGATGGCAGAAGGTATCAA